CAGACGATGTGTACGCAGACAGTCTAAGATACTGCGCCGATTTTACAGTGACAGGCAAAGAACTCGTTGTAGTCGCGTCCCATAGCGTCCCAGAACTAGAGAGATTTAATAAGTATGTACAGAACCTAAACATACTATTCGAGAACTTGCATTGTATGGAGTTTCATCCAGAGTACGGTGCAGAAGATGCAGAACTTGATTTTCTCTCCGAGATAGATTGGGAGAGTTCTGTAGATAAGCCATACTGCATGGTTTTTATACAAGATCTAAAATTAGTAGTCCAAGCAAGTGACAAGCTCGAACGCTTGGGCTATTATGAAGTATACCCTGAAGAGGAGTATACAGAGCTAGTCGTTAACAGAAAAAGGAGACTGACAAATGGCTATGAAACCTAGGGCTATGAAGAAAAAGCCAATGGCAATGAAACGTGGTGGCGCAGCAAAGAAAATGATGCGTGGTGGCGCTATGGGCATGAAGAAAAAGCCAATGGCTATGAAACGCGGTGGTAAAGCTAAGAAAAAGTAATGGCGTTAAAAAAATCTCAGAAGAGCTTAAAGTCTTGGACCAAACAAAAATGGCGTACCAAAAGTGGGAAGCCTAGCGGTAAAACTGGTGAGCGGTATTTACCTAGTGCGGCTATTAAGTCTCTTAGCCCTTCTGAGTACGCAGCCACAACACGAGCTAAACGAAAAGGCAAGGCTTCAGGCAAACAGCATGTGGCTCAACCTAAAAAAATTGCAAAGAAAACCAAACGATTTAGGAGCGTAGTGACATAATGGCTGTAGTTACACCCGAACTTTCTGAAATATTTGAAGAGGCTTATGAAAGAGCAGGTCTTCAAATGCGAGCTGGTTATGATTTGCGAACAGCAAGACGTAGCCTCAACCTTTTAACATTGGAGTGGCAAAACCGTGGTCTTAATCTCTTCACTATCGAAGAGGGTACAATCTCTGTTACAGCAGGTACGGAGACTTATACCCTTCCTTCGGACACCATCGACATCATCGAACACCAAATCCGAACCGGGACAGGTACGAATCAAATCGACACGGCCCTCGAAAGGATCAGTGTCGCAACCTACGCCCAGCAAACAAACAAGCAAACGGAAGGTAGGCCGACCCAAATCTTCGTCCAAAGGCTCTCAACGGAAACGAAAGTAACGTTATGGCCTGTTCCAGACAGCACAACCACATACACAATATTTTATTATAGATTGAAGGGTATTGATGGATTAGCGTCTGGGGTTGGATCTGCTACTAATTTTGTACCTCCACGGTTTGTCCCCTGCTTGGTTTCAGGGTTAGCGTACTATATAGCTATGAAACGCCCAGAGGTAGCAAATCGTGTGGTTGCATTAAAGCAGGAATATGAGTTTCAATTTGAATTGGCTGCTGGGGAAGATGAAGAAACAGCGTCAATTAAGTTTGTGCCTTTTAACACATTTATGTTAGGTGCTTAATGTCATATGCAAGAGGGAGATATGCTTTTGGTTTTTGTGACAAAACAGGCTTCCGTTATCCATTATCCGATCTTGTTCCCGAATTTAAAAACGGTGTTAAGACTGGCTTTCTTGTAGGCCGTGACGTTGCAGACCCAGACCAGCCGCAAAATTTTCTTGGTCGCTTAAAAATATTTGATCCTCAAAGCTTACAGAACCCTCGTCCTGACACTTCAGAAGCCGCAAGCAGAAGGCTTTTTGGCTTCAACCCAGTGGGGAATGACGCACAGTTTATGATTGCAGAAGTAGGAACTGTTACGGTTAGTACAACAGACACTTCTACTTTAAACGCGGGTATTTTTACTCTAACGGGCCAAGCCGTTACTTTAACAGCTTCTAGTGCGCCGACTTTTGACAGTACATCAACCACTCTAGACTCTACCTCAGAGACATTCGATGAAGGATAAAATATGGCAAAACAAACAGTAGGTATAGGTTCATCTGCTAACGATGGAACAGGCGACACTCTTCGAGCTGGTGCAGATAAGATTAATGATAATTTTAATGAAGTGTATGCGGCTATAGGAAACGGCACGGCTCTAACTGATTTGATAGATTCAAATGGGTTATTAGATGTAAGTTCTGGCGCAAATAAAATTGTATTTTATTACGCTGCTTTAAGTGACTTACCGAGTGCATCCACATATCACGGTGCTGTAGCGCATGTTCATGCGACCGGTGGATTATATTTCGCACACGGCGGAGCATGGCTTCGACTCAATGATGAAACAACTGGTCCTGTAACTAAATATACTGCGGGTACAAATGGATCGTCTGCATACACCTTTACTGGACCCGGAGCTACGTCTGGCAATAATCCAAACTTTACTTTTTATAAAGGTCATACCTATCTAATCGACAACACAGCCAACGTAGGAAGCCATCCCCTACAGATTAGAACATCTAATGGTGGTTCGGCTTTTACTACGGGTGTTACAGAAAACTACAATTCAACAACAGGATTAACACAATTTATTGTGCCTCACGAACCTTCTGATACTTCTTTAGTGTATCAATGTACAAATCATAGTAGTATGGTTGGAAACATAACGATAGTGTGATGGGGGATCAAGCAAACACGCCTTAACGGTAGCTTTGAGAATTTAAACATGTTAGTACTACAAAAAGGAGATTAGACATGCCCGGAAAGTTAAAACCTGTACCTGCAGGGAATAAAGGTTTAGGTAAGTTACCATCACAGGTCCGTAACAAAATGGGCTTTATGGAAAAAGGTGGTAAGGTAAAGAAAATGGCAATGGGCGGCAAGTGTCGTGGCATGGGCGCTGCTACTAAAGGCGGCAATTTTAGCAAGATGGGCTAGACAATGAATTATTCAGAACTGACACAGGCCATTAAAGATTACACGGAAAATACAGAAACAACTTTCGTGAATAATATAGATGACTTTGTTCGTCAGGCTGAAGAGCGCATATACAGGGATGTCATAATTCCTGAGCTAAAGAAAAATGCTACTGGTAACATGACCGCAGGTAATCAGTATCTTGCACGACCTTCAGACTTTTTATCTACGTTTTCTCTCGCCATATCTAATAGCAGCGAATATTCATATCTTCTTGAAAAAGAAGTTAATTTTATAAGGGAAGCCTATCCTAATTCTTCTACACAAGGTGTTCCAAAGTACTATGCAATATTTGATGGAGACTCCGCATCTTCAGACGGTAATTTTATAATAGGTCCAACACCAGACGCTTCCTACGCTATAGAGCTACATTATTACTACGATCCACCATCAATAGTTACAGCGAGTACTTCTTGGCTGGGCGATAATGCAGAAGCTACACTGCTTTATGGAAGTTTAATCGAAGCGTATACGTTTATGAAAGGCGAGCCTGATATAATACAGTTGTATCAACAAAGATACGAAAGCGCTTTACTAAACATGGCAAGTCTAGGCGTTATGCTTAGAAGTGATATTTACAGAACGAGTGCAGCATAATGGCTATTACACAAACAACATGTACTTCATTTAAAGTTGAGCTTTTTAAAGGAGAGCATGACTTTGACTCACACACCTTTAAGATTGCACTCTATACAAGTTCAGCAACATTGGGTGCAACTACTACTGCTTACAGTTCTAGCGACGAAATTACAAATACATCAGGTAGCGCCTACAGTGCGACTGGGAAAGCTCTCACTCTTACAAGCACGTTTCCAAAGGCTTCTGGGACAACCGCCCTTGTTGATTTTGACAACGTGCAATGGACAAATGCAACTTTTACTGCACGAGGTGCTTTGATCTATAACGACACACACTCTTCCAAAGCAGCCGTTGCTGTGTTAGACTTTGGAGGTGACAGGTCTGCTTCAAACAGCACCTTTGAAATACAATTCCCAATAGCGGATGCTTCGTCTGCTATCCTAAGGATAACATAGGAGATAGAAAATGGCATCCTTTACAAAAGTAAACAACTTCGTTAAAAACGCAGTTCACGATATGGACTTGGAATCAGATCAAATAGCGGTAGCTCTCACTAATACTGCACCCGGTTCTGAATCAACTGATCCAACAGGAGATTCTGGTGGTGTAATTGCTAACCTAACACAGATTAGCTACTCAAATTGCTCTTCTAGAAACGTTACTACAACTTCGTCCACTCAATCGGGCGGAACATATAAGCTTGTTCTACAAGACTTAACGCTAACAGCTTCAGGCACAGTGGGTCCGTTTAGATACATTTATCTATTTAATGATACCGTAACTGGAGATCCGCTTATCGGTTTGTACGATTATGGAGCGAGTGTGACGCTGAATAACGGAGACACTTTTACATTAGATTTTAGCCCTTCAAACGGTGTAATTCAAATAGCGTAAGGTAAGGCAATGGCAAAGCTCTTCAACAGGGCAAAGATGGGAACCAGTACAACGGGTACTGGAACCGTTACTTTAGGCAGCGCTTCTTCAGGTTTTCAATCTTTTGAAGAT